GCGAAACATATTAAAAGTTCTTAATTCTGAATATAAAAAATCATGAGCGATAGCATTTTCAACACCAACATCAAAGTTGCTAACGAAGGGCTTAAAAATAAACGGAATTGAAAAGCCATTAGATTCGAAGCCTGCTGGTATTACATACGGCTCAGAAAGTCTTTGCCCCGCAAAATTGATATAAAATCTTAAATCTTCTTTTAGAACGATTTTATCTTTTTTATCTTTTTTTGGTGCGTAAATTGGTTCATCCAAAAATATAAAACCTGATTTCATATTATTTTACTAGTTTATTAATATCCACGTCAACAGCTTGAAGTTCTTCAACAGTCGAAGCTTTTTTAATTTGCTCTTCTATAATGTTAAAAGAATTGCCAGCATTAGCTACTCTAGTAAAAATATGCGCAAATATTTCTTGTATTTTTGCAAAGCTTAAAAGGATTCTAACTTCGTTTCCATCCTTATCTTTAGTTGTATAAGGTATATTTGCCACCTTTTCAGTTGCTGGATTATCAGAAAGACCATTAACTTGCGTTAAAATAGTATTGTAATCTATTTTAAGACTTGCACACAAAACTTTTAAAAAACCTTGCATTTTCATAAAGGTTCCCGCAAAAATAATATTTGCAGAATCAGTTAAAGAACTAGCATCAGCAATATTATAAAAAGCGTCAATTGTTTTAATAACATTGCCAACTTTATCAATTTGCTTAACATCTTTTAGGGGATAAGATCTTTTTGAAGCAATTTCAAAATTAGCTTTTAACTCATTTATTTTTTGTGCTTTGGCATCTTCCAATTCAATTTGTGGAATTAATTTTTGAATATCCTCCCACTTCGGTTTTGGGAATATTTTATTTTCCCAAACTAAGCCGTCTGCGGGATTTGTTTGATTTTCCCAATAAGTATAGCCACCTTCAATTTGAGGGTAAATTATTTTTATTGCTTTTAAGATTGAATTTCCGTTCATAAATTATAAATATTCTTTGATTGTTATAAATGAGTTTGCTGTTCCACCAAATTTTCTTGCAGATGCATATCCATTAAAAGTTAAAGTCCCAGATTCGGTAGAAGCTCTAAATTTAAAAGTTATTGTTGAAGCGTCCGCATTTAAAATAGTATTTAATCTTACAGGATTTGAAGCACTGGCTGGTGTATAAACTTCAGTTGAAACTATTGCATTAGCAACAGAATCTTTAAAAAGAGCTATTAAATTCTCCGATGTAGTTGACGAACTTAAATACGCACCAACATCAATTTCTAATTTACTATTTAATTTTATTGGAGTTATTTGCAGTTGCATGAACTCCCCTCCTAAAGTGTTTTGGGGAATGTTGTCATTTCTGGTATAATTTGTGCCATTAGTTGCCACGGCGCCTGTTTTAAAACTGACAATTTGTCCAAAACTTGTTTTTAATGCCAAATAATTTTGGTCAATATTACCACTTGCATCGGTTCTAATTGCTCCAATCCAAGCTACTAAAGTATAGCCAGATGGAACAGTTGGTGCGGTGCGAGATAATGAATATAAATCGTCGCTTGTGCCGTCAGAATTTTTAACAATTATAAATATATTATACCAAGTTGAGTTTGCTCTTGCTCCAGTATCTAAACCGTTTTGACCAGTGCCAGCAGTCCAAGCACCGCTTGCTTGCAATGTTTTAGTAATTGCTTGGCATAATAATTGACCGCTACCGTTGTCGTAATTAACAATACCAGCTCCAATATCCATTTGAGTAGTGCTATTAAAAGCAATGGTAATTGGATTCGATAAAAATGCTACGCCTTGAGTTGCGGTGGTGGCTGGAGTTCTACCAAGACTTTGAATAAAGTTGGTGCCATTATAAACAAACTCAACTTCTGTATTTGCTGGAATATCACCAGTGGTTAAGGCTGTAGAGCCGTCTGTTTTAACTAAGCTTTTAGAACCAGCATTATTCACATTAACAGTTGATGCACCCGAGCAAGCATTGCCTGCACGAAAGCGTATAACCATTCCATTAAAATAAGTCTCGGTAGCAACGCTTGAAACTGGTGATTTAAAAGGGGAAACAGGGCTTAATACATAAGCATTTGCCGTTCCCGAATCAGTGAAGAAATTGCCAGCACTTGAATAACGAGCTGATGCAATTGCTTGTTGCTCTAAATTACCTGTAGATGGAGTTTGTCCACTTGTGCTAATTAGATTATCAATTTCTGCTAATTGATTAAATTCTGACGCAGAAACTGTATTGCCGTCAACTTTTGAAGTATTAATATCAGACATAGTAAGTAAAATTAAAATTATATTGCATTTGAATACCTAAAAAATAATTGAGTATTTGCTGGTTTAAGTTTATTAAACAAACAATTTAAAATTGCGGGCTGTTGCTCGGTTAAAGTAAAAGGAAGCGTCAACGGAAAGCCCGATGGTTGTATTGATGCGGGCAATGTTATAACGATTGTAAAAGGTGCTGACGCTTGACTAATTAACAAGAAAGGAAATGTTAAAGGAAAAGTTGAAGTATCAACCCCGTTAGAAACTTCAATCGAATAACCTAAAATTAATGCAATGTTTTTAAATTGCTTTGCGGTTGTTGCGTTAATTCCCGCTAGTTTAAGCAAAATATTTATTCTTCTTTGCTCTATTGTTAAAGCTACTGGAATACATGAATCAGGAATGCCGACAAACCCTTCCCACTCTTCAATTAATGCAGTTGTTATTTGTGGGTTATATTCGTTAGCAACTTCGTTTATTTTATCTCTAAAGTTTAACCATTCTGTAGCTAGTCCTAAAAGAACTTTACGAAGAGTTGAGCCTTCTTTATTTTTACCTTCATGCAATACATCATCTCTTAAATATTGAGCTAAGATATCCGCTTGTTCTGTTTGTGTTCTAGGTTTTAAAATCATGGATATGTAATCGCCCCCAAGATTGCTAGTTCACTATCAGAAACGGTTGTTGTTGCTGAGGGCAATGATAAAGTATAAGTTGGCGAATTACCATCTTCATCTACTACACTGTAAATTATTGAATTTAATTCATTTAAAGTAATATCTCCGCCAACGCTTACGGCAACGCTTTTAAAGTAATCAGTTAGCGTTTCAGTTATTGCGGTTTTCATCGCTGTTGTGTTTGGGCTTAATGTTGCAAATGTTATATTTACACTTACTGCAGTTGGCGAAGCAACAATAACATAAGCATCGGGCGTATTAGCTGGTTTAATTCCATCATCTTCATTTATGATTGCATTTTTAACCGCATTAACTTGTGATGCTGTTGGGATAATATTTAAATCATTATCTCTAGTAAAATAAATAGTTGCGTAGCCTGCTGATGGCGTAGCTGTTTGAACCCAAATTCTACCAACACCTGCAATTTTTTCTCTGATAAAAACAGGCAATCCTGATGCGGTAAATGGTGCGGTAAAATTAGAAGTGCGGTCTCTTAAACGAACTCTTAAAGCTTCATCGCTTTCAATATCAAGCCCGCCAAACAAACCATCATAACTCAAAAAACAATTATCATCAACATCGACAATAGGACTAACTAATGTTAATTGTGAACCACCTAAAGAATTGCCAGCAACGCCGTAATCTAGGGCTTTAATTTGAACATAAGCGGTTGTTGAATTTGCTGTTATTGTCCCTGTCGCTGGAGTTGCTGGAGTTCCTGAAACTGTAAATGTAAATTGAGTATTTGAAATAACCGTAATTGTTGCGGTTATGTTATATTCTGATTGACCAGCTCCAGCAATTACAACAGAAACGCCAGTTGCTAAATTATGATTTGATCCAGTTGTTGCCGTTGCGGTGCTTCCGCTTCTTGTTAAACTAGAAAGCCCGATTGTTTGACTTGCGATTGTTCCAAGTGCTTGCGTTTCGTATTGCGTGCCGTCGGCTTTTTGTATTGCAGTTAAGACTGGAATTGAAGTTGTAGCAACTCCACTAAAAACCACATAACCCTCGGCTTTAATCGCTGTCTTTCTATTAATACCAAACCAAGTTGCCCACAATTCTAAATAAGTCTCCGTTGCTGTTTGTGGAAATAATTGTTTTAATAATTCTTTTATGTAATCATTATTTTCATCAAAGCCAGCTGACATTGAGCTAACAATACCATTAGCTAAACTATTTCTAATATTAGGGTCAATGTGTTTAGAACTATCAATTTGCCCAGCATTAACCGAAAGGATTAAAGCGTTGGTTATTCTTTGTTGAATTTGTGATATTGAAGAAAATTCAATCATAGATTTACAAAAAGATTATAATATTTGCTGTTAGATTGAAATTTGTTAATTAAATCGACTTCAATGTTTACTTGAGTATTCGATTTAGTCGCCTTTACATTTGTTTTAGATATAATCTCATCATCAATCAACCATCTTAAACCATCTTTTACCGCACTTTCAATTAGTGAAGTGTTAATATTTTTGGCTTGGTTTGTATGTAGCCAAAGCAACGAACCCACTTCATAGCCACTTACTCGGCTAAATTGATTGGTAAAATGCCCTTTTCTAAGCGTTGGCTCGCTTATTGCATTTGCTCTTTTATCGCAAAAAACAGACATATAAACGGCGGTATCTAAACTATCAGTTTTGGCAAAATCGCCATTTTCTATATCGATATCGAAATAACCTTTATCTTGATTTAACTTAAAATCTATTGCCATTTTTTAAAAAAGTTTTATTATTTAATTTATAAAAATTTATAACAATTAACAACGGGAAAAACCATGATTATCAAAGGCTACATAACTAAGACCGATGGCACTTACGCAACGGTTGTTTCATATCAAAACGAAATATTCGATGATGTATTATTAATTTATCCTTATGGAACGCAAAGTAGAGTTAAGCCTAGTGAATCAACGCTTGTTTTATTATTTGGTGGGTTAGGAAGTC